GTTTGGGGAGTTGTAAATGATAAGTATGGACAAATTAGATTTGTTGGAGCGGGAGCTCAATTTGTGTCAGCAGACGGGCAATTCGTACAAGTAACCTCTTTAAACGATTATTTAGAAATTACCTTTTACGGCACTGGTTTGAACGCTTTGCATTATGCAATAGTGAACCCAAGCAACGATTATAGATGGTCGGTTGATGGTGGGGCCGAAACCTCTTATGCAACTATCCAGTCTTCAGGAGTGATTCAGGGAAGGGGTTACAATTCCAATTCTCTTTACAATATTGTGTCTGGGCTGTCTTTGGGCGTTCATACTGTAAAAATTAGAAAAAATGCAGTTGGGGGAATGAATTTAAATCTATACGCCTTTGAAATCTTAAATGAATCCTCTTCTCTTAGAGTGAATCCTGGAACAACATGGAAGAGTGGTAAGAAACTATACAATCCACTTCAAAATGTTTCTGCCTTTAACTCTGGATTTGAGTCTGGAACTCTGGGCACTCGTGGCGGTAGAGTAGCTGTTTATCAAAAGGCTGATGGCTCTATCGGTAAAGCAGTAAATCCTACAAATGCATCTCAACTTAATTTAACGTCAGCTGATCACAGCAATGAAGAGATTGCAAGAACTTATCACTGGAGAGAATTTGGAGCAGGTAGAACTGATGATTTTAGTCTATTGACTACTACTCCTGGAGCTAGAGCGTTTACACTTGATGATGGAACTACAACTTTAGTTCATTCAAATGCTGCTGTAAGCGGTGTCAATGCTGAATTTTTAAATAATGGTCCATCAAATGGAAATTTTTTAATATTAACATTTGTTGGTACGGGATTAGATATCGTCCGCAAAGATACAGCTAACGGTGGATCTGACACATTAACTTTAAATATTGATGGTGGAAGTAATATCACTATGCCTTCAACTGGTGATACAACATTAAGAACTACTAAGATTGTCTCTGGATTGCCTTATGGCACTCATACAGTAAAATTCACAAGAACAACAGCTGTTACTTGGACGCTTGATCTTAAACAATTTATCGTTTACCAACCTAAGACCCCTACAATCCCTACTGATGCAAGCTTAATTGGTGCATATAATATTATGGCTAATTATGATGGAACTACAGCTACAGGGACTACAGAAGTTCTGAACACTCAAATTCCGGTAGGAGTTATGTATAAAAACGTTAGCAGAGAGGCCGTTTACGTAGGCGCTAACTGGGCACTTAACACTTTTACTTTTGCTCCAAACGCTCCGCTATCCACCTGGACTAGTGCTGCTTCAGCACAGTATGTAGAGTATACGTTTGTCGGCACAGGGGTGTCTTTGCATTTCTTGTCAAGCTCTGCGGGAAATTACACTGCCACTGTTGATTTAGTCGGAGAAGCAACTCCAACAGTTACTCCTAGAGCTAATTGCACAGGCGGCTCAGGAACTTTAACTACAACCACTGGAGTTACCCCTTCTTTGCCAATTAGAGCAGAAGTAACAGGTTTGAGTTTTGGTAAACATACTATTAGAGTCACTAAGTCTTCGGGCGCTGGTAATATGTCCGTTACAGCATTTAACGTAATCACCCCAATTCACTCTTATAAAAACAATGGCCCATTTGTATTGCAAAACACTCTTGCTGTTGGATCTCAGGGTGTTGGTGATAGCAGAACATTAGCATCTGAAGTTAATCAAAAAAACGTCAGTAGAGCAGAAGGTGTAACCTCTACTCCTAGTATAACTACTACTACACTTTTGCCACTTCAAGAAATGAGTGCAACTCACCACAGTAAAACTGGAAAAATTAAAATAAATTTCTATGGGACATTTAGACAGCAAGGTGCCATTTTGGCAATGGAAACTAGATTTGCGATCTTTGTAAATGGCACTAAAACTAATAGTCTTGGGAGCGGTAGAGACGTAATCATAAACTCTATTGGCGCAAATGGTGCGGTAGGTGCATCTATCGACAAAACTCTAATAGTTGGCGTAGGTACTCACAAAATCGATGTAATGATATCTGTTTCAAGTAGTTCTGTAAATCCAGAAGAAACTATTAGACATATTACAGTAGAAGATGTGGAATAATATGAAATCAACTTACATCTTGTGTAGAAAAGTTTAAAGGAAATAGCATGAAGATTTTAATAGTACAAAAAAGTGATTTAAAGATCGTAAGCAAGTACGATGCTGATGCTCCTGATCAAGCTCGTTATGGCGGACCTTGGGGCGATCCAAGCCAAACTGAACATATCATTTGTTCTCCTGCACTTGATCCAGAGTGCGTTGTGGCAGAGCGCGATGAGAATGGGATTCTGTCTGCGGTATTAGATGATGACTTGGTTGCTGCTAAATTAGAGAGAGACTGGGTTAAAATGCGCGCTCAACGTGATGCAAAACTGGCTGCATGCGATTGGACAGTGCTCACAGACTCTCCACTTAACACGACAGATAAAAATGCGTGGAAAGATTATAGAACCGCACTTAGAGATCTTCCAGAGAACACAGAAGATCCAACTACACCTGTTTGGCCAGATGAGCCAAATAGAGAAGTTTAAGGTAGGAATAGATGAGTAATCCAAATCTTGTTAGAAAAGTAAGTGATAGTCCAACTGGTGGGGCTGGAGAGATCTCATCAGCGGATGTACTTTCTACTTCTTCTAAGAATAAGAATTACATCATTAATGGTAGTATGGCCTTTGCTCAAAGAGGGATCTCATTTGCAGCTATTGCTAATAATACATATTTTTTAGATAGATATATATATTCAAAAGTTGGGACAACAGTTCACACCGCATCGCGAGATGCAGATATACCTTCTGTCGCTGAAGCAGGTCGTTTATTTGAAAATAGTCTTCGTTTAAATTTAACAACGCCAGATACTTCAATAGCTACTGGAGATCGCGTAGATATTCAACATAGATTAGAAGGTTATAATTTTGCCAATGTTGCTCAAAAACCTTTTGCTATTTCCTTTTGGGTTAAGGCAACACTACCTGGAATATACTGTGTTGGCCTTAGAAATTCTGGAACAGATCGTTCATTTGTAGGTGAATATACAATAAATACAGCAAATACTTGGGAGAAAAAGATCATCCTTGTTCCTGCATCACCTAGTAGCGGCACATGGAATTATACAAATGGGGTTGGATTGCTTATAAGCTTTACTTTAGCTGCAGGTACAGACCTTCAAGGCACTCCTAATACTTGGCAAACTGGTAATTATATTGCTACATCAAATCAAGTTAACGGTGTGAATACTGGGGCCACTGATTTCAGAATAACCGGAATCATGCTTAATGAGGGCACAACTGCGGCGCCATTTCAACTTGCAGGTAGAGATTTTGCTGGAGAGCTTGCTCTATGTCAGAGATATTATCAGCGAGGAGTAAATAAGGGTGTTGTGGGTCACGCTGATGGATCTACCACGGTCATTGCTTTCCCGTTCAGAAATCAAGTTATCATGCGAGCGGCTCCAGTGATTTCAATAATACCAGGATCTACTCCAGTATTTAGAGGCAGCGGAATAAATGTCGCTGGCGTAGGCTCCATCTTCCAGAACAGTGGCTCAGATATTTATGGAGGATGGACGCAGATAACTGGTTTTGCTGGACTGGGAGCGGGACAGTCTTATCACGATAACGGCACAAATATATGGATGGACGCTGATGCAGAGTTATAAGAATAACATCTGACTAATATCTATAAAATAAGATGGGTTTACATTATTCTTTGCAATGTAAGCCTTACTCCACCAGATGGTAACTCCACGAACAGTTTGTTCTTCCCAGGAAGTTAAGTCTTCCGGCACGTTGAACTCTACAGATATTTTAGTACCCTTATCAAAGCCATTAACTCGTTCTGCTAGGGCCCGCTGGGCCTGCTGAAATAAAGTTGAATCATAACGCTCATTGTTGTGTAATTTACGAGACTCCTCAATATTCTTAAAGAACTCAAATACTGCTGACTCTAATGATTTATTACTAGCGGCTTCAACTCGCCTGTCGCGAATCTTTTGAGCTTTCTTATTTATCTGATCTAAGAGTTTAGACTTAGTTGACATCTATAGCCGATATATTTTTGATTACAAATTTTGCAAGCTCTTTGTGACCCATATCAACTAAAAGATTATTCCAATCTTTTTCAGTATCACCTGTCATAACATAGTGAGTGATTGCATTAAGCTCTTTCATTTTGCTCAACATCTTAAATCCGGCCTCATCTGTATCAGGCGCTCCAACTACTTTAAGTCCTCTTTCTTTGAGCTCTTTGAGCGCTTCTGCTTGATGTTCCGATAAACCGCTGCCAGAGCAAGCAATGAGCCTCCAGGGACAACGAGACACACCGCCGTAAACACTATTAAGCGCTTGTTGGATGGAGAGAGCATTGAATGCGCCTTCGCAGACAATGACCCCTTTAATTTGCGCAAGTAGCTTGGTTTGATTCCACCCATAAAATAACAATCCTAATCTGGTACCAGGAAGAGTGGTTATTTTCCAAACATCGCCATCTTCATTAATGCGGGGCTCTATAAACCTAACTTGTGCTCCGCAAAAATGATTCTCAACATAGTATGGAAATACAATCCCCTCTTCATTAACATCGTAATACATATCGCCATCTATATTTAGACCGCGACTCTTAATATATTGTACGCCCTTTTCAGCTCTAGGATCCGATAGTGGAATAAAAGAATGTGGCCACGCCATTGCAGTTACTTCGTCAGCTTTTGCTTCTTGCATGTGGAATTCACCAGTCAAGAACTCGGTCATATCAATATCAGCGATTTCACAATACTGTTCTAGAGAGTAACCGCGATCACACTTATTGCAATAACACCAAATCTTACCTTCATCATTCTGATGCCAGTACAAAGTACGATTTCTTGGTTGACAGATTAAGCACCAACGATTATCACGTTTCGCCATTGCCCACCATATTTTCTAGTCTTGTTAACTTTTGAGTTGCAGCTGCAAGCTTGCCATCCATTGTACGGCGTTGAACTTCAGCATCGTCCACAATCGTGTATCGGCCCTTCTCAAAGCCGCAAACAATCTTAGAGCCCTGCTTGCCAAAGCGATCCTTATGAATGATAAATTCAGAGGTTTGATTATCGTAGTTAGGAACAATTTCGATGATTACAGTTGCGGGCTCCACGATAGCAGAACAATCCTTGATGCGCGTATCGATATCCTTAGCTCCACCTTTTTTAGAGACAGAGTATAGCTGAGCAAACAATACGACAGGCATTGTTGAACCCTTGATATACTGACCTAGCCAAACACGTAGATCATTTAAGTTCTCATATGCAGTTTTCTTAGAATCTTTAATTGAATACTTTACAAGTTGAAAGTAATCGATAAGAACACAAGAATAGCTATCTTCTTTCTTAACAGCTTCTAAGGCTTTTTTAATACCTTCAATTTTAGTTGTAATGCCGTCTTGATATGTAACATCTAGGACTTTTACATATTCAGAGATTTCAGGGAATAAGCCTACGACTTTAAGCATGTCTTCGTTAGGCATCATACCTTTTTTATAATCATTGAAATTAAGACCAACATGAAGACATGCGATACGAAACAATATATCCTGCTTAGATTCCTCGTTAGAGATAACAAGTGTTTTCTTCTTTTGCTGCCATAACGGATATGTGATGTTTGCAGCTACTGTTGACTTACCAGAACCAGTATATGCACAAAATAGATATAGGTTTTCTCTAGTAAATGGAATTGTAGCTGATAAAGCATCATTAATAAGTGTGATGCGCTGAGATAGCATCTTCTTATATTTACCGATATCGGTGAGCATCTCGCGCATTGAATCTTTGTCGCCGAATGACTCAATTGATTCAAGGCTAATATCTACTTCAGCTACTGGCCCTTTGCCAGCCAACTTCAACTGAGCTGCAATTTGTTCGTTAGTCAGTTTCATTGTTGCCACCTAAAACGTTTTCCAAAACATCTTCCACGTCAAGATTGTACTCGGTTTGTTCTCGCCACAAGCGCACAGCTTCACGCGTGTCCAATGTAGGGAATTGGTCGGCGTATCTTCGTTGAGCACGGTATTCAGTAGCCGACATGTTGCCATAAACTTTTGGCTCTGGGTCGTGGTCAACAGGTGTTGCAGGAAAGAATTCGAAGAAAACCTCAGTACCAGTTCCTTCAATAGAGTCATTCCACTCATCGATAAACTCTTTTTCAGTCTTATCGATAGTAGTTTTTGATTTGATTTGCTTATACATAGAGCGAGCCACAGATGGCAAAGGCTGATGAGCTTTAATTGCTTTTGGCAAGTATGTCTCATATAAATCATCAAATCCTGCTCCAAGATCTTTCCATTTCTGGAATAGATCTTCGAAGTTAGGTCTAACGGCTTTTCTAGAACGATCTCTTGATTTGAGAAGAGCTATCCATTCGACCAGCGCAATCTCAATGAGTTTATTCTTGTCCATCTGTAACCTCAGACGGATCAGCAGAAGATACCATCACTGTGCCTGTCTTAAGGTTTGTGACGCGAATCTTTGCAGAAAGATTCTCTTTATCGACAAAGAGTAATTCTAATTTATATTCATCGTTAATGAAGAATGGGCGCTTCTTGCCAAGCCACCAGTACAAAGAATCTTTAAGCTTATTAGCATAAGACATATAACCTCCAAACGGTTCACAATCTAAATAATCACAAGATGATTATACGATCAGATTTAAAAAGGTGAGATGTGACGTTCGTTACGCGTCTAGGTGCCGAAAGTGCGGCCTAACCGAACATATATGGCTTCGGAGGATTGCACCAGTGTTAGCCTCCAGAAGTTTCCTCGGTTCCAGTAACATCTCCTCGATTTACAGCTCTTACTCCCGATTGGTCAGTTTGCACTAACATAAGGGTACCGCTGAGTACAGGGTGTAGTTACATCTACCGACTGACATCTCGTAGCGATTTATACCTTGGTAAAATAACACAAT